AGTCCACCCAGCCAAATAAGTTGGCCACAATGAATATTTGCCAAGGTTCGAGCAGAATCAACTCACGGCGGTTGGCCAGTTCACCTTTTACGTGGGGCAGTAGCTCAATAAAGCGACATGCTTTGGCTGCAAGCTTGGCATTGAATTCAAATTCAAAGCCTGATTCGTTTTTTGAGCGCTCCAAATCATCAAGGTGGCGCTTACAAGCTTGTTTTACGTAGACACAAGCAGCAATTGTGCCGTCGAGCACGTCCTGAGCGTAGCTATTTGCCACCTCAGCATAGTTGATTGGTTCAGACATGGATTACCCTTGCTTGAACTCTTCAAACTGCTCTCCGAACATATCTGGCTGCATAGTGTTTACTTTGATGTTGGAGCGAGCTGCCGGGCTCATGCCGAATTCGCGACTGAGCGTAACCAGTTGCTTTTGCAAAGTATTACGAATGCTGACTAATGCAGCTTGGACTTCAAAGCCGTTTGGGGTTTTGCTTATCCAAGTATCGACATTATCTAGCTTCTCACACACATCGCCATAGCGGGTAGCCGTCTCGGAGTAAGCGGCGAATAAGTCACCATCGATTACAGACAGTAAGCCAAGCGCCACAAGCTGGGGTGCAACCTTATTCCAATGTTTGCGGGATTTTGCATCAAGCCAGTCAGGGCAGGGCGGTGTGCCTAGCTGTGGTGTGGCTGCGTTTTTGGCAGCGTCACGATCTTCGCGCACACGGCTGCCTTGCAACACTTTAAGTTGCGTCGGTTTGCGTGGACGTGCCATGAGATCACCTGGTATTAGTTTAATTTAGTTAAGAATAATTATTGTTTGGGGTATACCCCCTGTTTAGTTTTGACCACACAAAATAAAGCTTGGGGGGCGCGGTCTTTCTGCGGGGTGCTGTTTACTTTTTACCTACCCCATACCTCTGGTGGCTTTTTTTGAGTTGGCCAATTTCATAATCTGAAAGTTTGTTATCGACTCTTGTGGTCTTGGTGTTGTGACAAGAGAAGCAAAGCGATTGCCAATTTGTTTGGTCCCAGAAGAACTCCATGTCACCACGATGCGGAATGATGTGATCCACGACATCGGCTGCTTTGACAATGCCAAGCTGCAGACATTCAACGCATAGCGGGTTTGCCTCAAGGAAAGTTAACCGAGCGGTACGCCACCTCGAATCATAGCCACGCTGGGTGGATGACTGTCGATTGTCTTTTTTGGTTAACTTGCTAGGTACTGCCTGATTGGTTGGCTTGCGCTGGTATTGATGTAATGCGCATCGGCCTTTATGAGTCGCTTTGTTATTGCATCCGATGTGGTTGCAAAGGGTGGAAGGCATCATCGGCATAGCGATTGACAAACCTCCGGGCAAAAAATAAGCCCAGCAACGGGGTCACGTGCTGGGCTTAACTGGTCATGAGTGGTTAATCTAAATTGTGTAGCCACAATCTTTGATCATGGGAAAATCATAGTACAAACTGTCCCACTTATCAAGAGGGTTCGGTTTGATAATGTAGCTGACTGGATATCGCAAAGTAGACACTGCGGGCGGTTAAGCGGATTTCATTAATGATAAAATTAACATGATTTGATAGTTGATGGCGTGACCAAGTTTGCTTAGGGATACCTGCGGCGGCGGCGCGCTGATTAGATGACCAAGCGTAAGAGGCGTCTACTTTGGGCAGCGGATAACGTAGTTCAATTAATGCGGTGTTTACAACTGAGCTGATATAGTTAGGTTTAATTTGTTCGGGGTGCTGTAGCAGAAGGTTGTAATAGTGGTTATACAATACGTCTTGATAAACCCTTGCGAATCCGCCGTATATATAATGATAGCAAGCTGACTCAAG